TCTTTTATTACCTATTGTGCAACGGCTCCGACTGCGCCGTCGTTCCCTTCGAGGTGACACGCGAGGCGGCCGCCATCGTGTCGTGTGAGTCAGGCGACGGCCACAACTACGGAACGTACAGCAGGCACGCACGGAGCGCGACGCAGGACGGCGGGCTCTTTCAATTCAACGACGCCACGTACGAGTGGCTGCAAGGTCGGACCCACGCCGACACCGACACGCCGGCGAATCAGTACGACGCATTCCGGCGACTGTGGCGAGACGGCGCAGGGTGGAAGCATTGGCGAGCGTCGCAGCCGTGCTGGTCGCAATGGATGACGGTGAACGCCGACGGAGTGGCGGTGTGGAACTAGTGAAGCACGCGGCGCTGATTGCATTGATGATTCTTGGCGTCGCGGTGTTTGTATACTTGGCAGGCTTTGCACGATCTTAGAAAGGCACAAAGATGATTCTGAATGACCGCGAGATTACCCGGCTAGCCAAAGAGTCCGCCATGATTGAGCCCTTCGCCGAAGGAGCGAAGCGGCCCGGCGTCATCTCCTACGGGGTGACGTCGTTTGGCTACGACATGCGCGTGGCGGATGAGTGGGCCGATCTTGAAACTGACTGCACGCACGACCCGAAGAACGTAGATGAAGATGAGGTAAGTTATTGGTCTGGCGACGTGTATCTTATTGGCCCGGGTATGTTTGTCCTTTGCCGTTCCATCGAGTACTTCCGCATGCCCGAGGACGTCGTCGGCGTAGTCGTTGGCAAGTCAACGTATGCGCGGTGCGGGCTCATCGTCAATTGCACACCGATGGAGCCGGGATGGCACGGACATCTCACCATTGAACTACACAACGCTTCACAGCACGCCATCAAAGTCTACGCCAACGAGGGCATCGCACAGGTGATGTTCCACCGAGGTGAACGACCAGCGGTGACCTACGCAGATAAGGGCGGCAAGTACCAAGGGCAGACCAGCGTCACGCTGGGGAAGGTGGAGTGATGAGTAACGATGCAAACAAAAAACTCTCTTTGTTTATTCTCGACATAGATAGAACAATAGCAGAGTCGAAGTATGTAGGCACTCTCGAGAGTAATGACGACTGGGACAAAGCGTATCAGATGTGCGTCCCCATGCATCCGCAAATAGAACTTGCAAAGGAAATTGCAAAAACCGCAAATGATTTTGTGATCCTGACAGGAAGACGAGAAAACGCATATTGGATAACTTCACCATGGCTAAAGAGTACGGGACTGTCCGGATACGAATTGCGTATGCGAAAAGAATATGAGAATAATCTTCCTGCAGCAGAGTACAAAAAATATTGTTTCATGCATTACGCGTTTGATTATCTTTTGAACAACCATACCGTAATTGTCTTTGATGATGATTACACATTCACTGAATCGATACGCAGTCTTCGCAATGTGATTATTATTGACCCGGCAGATATATCAGTTGGACGTGCTGAATGGCTACAGATTCAATCCGATGCGGTCACGCTGGGGAAGGTGGAGTGATGCCAAAAGGAACACCGCTTCGCCTCACCGAGGCAACCATGGCGTTGTTGAAGTCCGACAAAGCCGACAAAGAAGTTGCAGCGATACTTGGCATTGCAACAAACACAGTTTCGAGACATCGATGTGAGTTCGTTGGTCGTCGGCGTCACTACGTCGAGTGGCCAACGGACCCGGCGTGGTACGAAGTGCGCACAATGCCGGAAATACGCGAAGCGCTGAACACCACAAACTTCACCGCATGGGAACATATCAAAAAGCACGGATACACGTACCGCAAAGGACGCTGGGCGACTTCGTTGTTCACGGGGAAGAATCGCAAAGGGTTGCCGCGTCGACCGCTGAAGTATCGCTATCCAGAGTCGCGGTCATTCTGGGAAGCACGCACGGCGAATCAGATGGCGCAAATCATCGGATGCACGCGTGTCAACGCTGCGCAATGGGCGAGGAAGTGCGGCTACGTACTGAAGAAGCAAACACGCCGCATCCCTTGGCCGACCGACGCATCATGGTACGCAGAGCGGACCGCGCAGGAGATCGCCGGCATCTTGATGGTCATCGATGACCAAGTGTACTTGCACGCACGCAAGCACGGATACAAAACCAAGCAACCGGCAATGAGTACCTACGATTGGCGATACGAAAACAAGAATTCCTACAAGAACGCGAGGCGCGGATGAGTTACCCCGAGCAATACGACGAGTTCGCCAAGATTACCTACGAGATGCTCCACTTGCACAAAGTGAAGGCGAAGGCATACGGCGCAAACGCCATCGGGGCGACGGGCTTCTACGGTATCGTGGTGCGGATGTCCGACAAGGTGCAACGGTTGCTGACGTTGTCGACAAAGACGGCGCCGTTGTCAGAGACCATCGAAGACACCCTGCTCGACCTCGCCAGTTACGCCGTGATTGGCGTCGTGTACCTGCGTGGAAAGTGGGGAAAGTAGCAAGCCCTTGACAACGTGGCGACAATGGAACTACACGAGGAGAACGACGCATGACTACGCAAACCCCAATCCCCAATCCGTCAGAACTGCGCATCCCGGGCGGAACCTACACGGCCACGCAGACATTCGTACAGGTCGACAAAGCGGGTCAATGGTTCGCCACGTCGATGAGTGCGTACGGTGTTCAGCAGGGACAATTCGGCATACATCTCTGGTACCGCAAGTCACTCGGCGCACCGTGGGAACTCATTCAGTTCTACAACGATGCGCATGGCAACCTGACGCCGATTGGCAGTGAGTTGTATTTCATCGTCAACCGCAACAACGGCACAACGTTCATGAACAAAATCAGCCGTTGGCAAGGACCACGCGCATGACCTACGCATACGACCTGCGCCACTGGGCGACCGTCTCAGAGTTTGATAAGCATCTTCACCGCCACGACCCCATTGCAACTGCACCGTGGGCCCGTGGCGTCGTCTTGCATCACACGTGGCGACCATTGCCAAACCAATGGAACGGCGCCATCACAATGAACGCCATGAGTAAACGATACGAAGAGATGGGATGGCGCGGCGGTCCGCATCTCTTCGTCGTCATCGGCGGACGCAATCCGGAACTCGACGGCATATGGCAAATGTGCCCATTGAACGTCGCCGGTATCCATTGTTCGTCAGTGCCCGGCAACAATACGATGTGGGGCATCGAAGTGGTGGGCGAGTACGACACGCGGCCATGGCCCGACGATCTGCACCGGCTCGTGCGGTCCACAACGTTGGCGCTGATGAATTGGCGCGGTATCACAGTGAGCGCAGCCACGTTGAAGGGACACCGCGAATACCCAGCGGCAAAGAAGACGTGCCCGGGCTCATCCATAAATCTTGATGCGGTGCGCTACGAATTCGCCGCGTATCAGCAGGGGAAAGTATGACCGAGTCAGTCGAAACAAAGTTAGCACGCATCGAAGAAAAGATGGACATGATGTTGCGACGACTTGAGAGCGGCGACGCGAACTTTAAGGAGTTTGAAAAGCGCATCTCGACGTTGGAGCGCCAATTCTACGCAGCGGCCTTGGTTGGCTCGTTGCTGTGGGCGGTGTTTGTCATTTGGTTTCGTGGCCAAGTAGGAGGCTAAGCAATGAAACGCTGGTACAAATCAAAGACGGTGTGGATTAACGTGTTGTCCTTGGTCGCCATGATACTCGCAACGGTTGCACAGTGGCCCGAGATGAACGACGTCGCACCGCAACTTGTCTACGCACTCGCCATCGTCAACGTGTTGCTTCGCTTCGTGACGTCGGAGTCGGTGCGGTGACTGCGCCAAAGAAGCCACGCGGCCACGTCGTCAAGGGCGAGCGCCAATCCGACATGATAACCAAGATTCAGCAGGCCGAAGTCTTGGAAGCCATCGAGCGCCTCGGTTTCATGACGGACGCGTGCAAGGTGTGCAACATCAACCGGCGCGACCTACTCCGCGCACGCGACGCCGACCCGGTGTTCGCTGCGAAGGTCGAAGAAGCGACACGACGCGGTCGCGAAGTGCGTCAAGAGTTCCTCGAATCCTTGGCGTACAGCATGGCGCCGACAACGCCGGTCATGGTGATGTTCCTGCTAAAGAAACTCGACCCGTCATATAGAGAATCGTACAATGTACACTCCACTACAGGCCCCAACGACTACGTCATCGACCTCACCGCTGACGATCCGGCACCAATCACAGACGTCACCCCAAAAGGCGTTCTGGGCGAGTGACGCACGGTTTCGTCTGTTCGTCGGCGGTCGAGGCAGTGGCAAGACGCGGGCCGGCGCCGTGGAAGCACTGCGACAGCCCCGCGGCTCCACGGGTCTCATCGTTGCGCCGACGTATCCCATGTTGAAACTTGGCGCCATGGAGACCATCCTGCGCTTGGTTGCCAAGGCTGGCATCGCGACGTCATGGAATAAGTCCGACATGGAACTTCGACTCCTCGGCGACCGACGCATCATCTTTCGCAGTGCCGACAACCCCGACCGACTCCGTGGTGCCAACGCCGGGTGGCTGTGGCTCGACGAGGTCGCCATGATGGACCGCGACATCTGGCCGTTGAGTATAGCGACGCTTCGTGAACAACCCGGTCGGGCTTGGATGAGTACGACGCCACGCGGCAAAGATTGGGTGTATGAGTTGTTCGCCGGCAATCATCGCGACTACGCAACGATACGAAGCAAGACGACGGACAACACGTTCCTCGATGATACCTTCGTTGCCACGCTGAAGGAGTCGATGACGTCCGAGATGTACCGCCAAGAGGTCGACGGCGATTTCATCGACCCTATCGGCGCGATGTTCCAGCGTCATTGGCTACGCACGACCGACACGCGACCGCACAATGCGAAGTGGTTCCGGTATTGGGACTTGGCATCGAGCGTCAAACAATCCGCAGACTATACCGCGTCCGTCCGTGTGTGTTTACACGACGGCGTGTTCTATATCGCCGACGGTATCAAAGTGAAAGCAGAGTGGCCCGATGTACGACGCATCATGGTGGACACCATGCGCCGCGAAGCGGACACGACGCACGGCATCGAGAAAGCACAGCACGGACTCGCCGCAACGCAAGAACTGCGACGGCTTCCCGAGTTGGCCGACGTGTCGTTCAAAGGTATTGACGTCAAGGGCGACAAAGTCCAGCGCGCTATGCCTTGGGCCAGCAGAGCCGAAGCCGGAGCCGTGGCCGTGGTGAACGGTGCATGGGTCCGTGATTTCTTAGATGAGGTCGTCGCGTTCCCAAGCGCACCGCATGACGACTACGTAGACGCGGCCAGCGGTGCGGTCGCGATGATATCGAAGCCTCGCGTAGAATGGAGTTTTGCATGACCATGAACAACCCGGCATGGCTGGGTCAGTTACTGCGCAACGGGACAATCAAACAGCCCGACATCGCATACGCGCACGTGGCGCCGTTGTATCGTGCGGTTGAACTCCGTGCCGATGCACTGAGCAGCGTGCCGTATCGTTTGATGCGCAACGGAGTCGAAGTGGAATGGCCATGGAAGAAGAATTTTTCACGGCTCATCGCATCGACGGAACGAAGCCTCCTCGTCACCGGCGCGGCGTACTGGGTGCGTATCGTCAAAGGGCGCACGCTGACCGGCTTCGAGGCGCTCAACCCGACCACGGTGAATTACCGCTACGATCCGAACATGGGCACGCTTGAAAATCCATACCTCGGCTTATCGTTCAACCAAGTCATTGGCGGAAAGATGTACGGGCCGTGGACGTTGGAACAGATTGTCTATTTCCGTGAGAACTCATTCATTGACGACGTTGGCCCGGGCTTGGCACCTGCGCAGGTCGCCATGCAGAACGCGCAACTTTCGTACAACCTTGACCGCTTTACTTCGATGTTCTTCGAGGGCGGTGCGCAGCCGGTGACGGTGATGAACCTTCCCGACAGCATGGATGACTCCGAGTTTAAACGGATGGGCGCAGAGATTAACCAGCGTGGGAGCGGAGTACTCAACGCGTTCAAATGGATATTCGTGCGTGCGCAAGAACTCAAGGTACAGAAGATTACGCCGGACATCAATACGTTGATGATGCCGGAACTCGCAGACCGTACGTTGAAGCAAATCGCGATGACCATGGGCGTACCGCTGACCATGCTCGAAGCATCGGCGGCGAACTATGCGACCGCAGATTCTGACCGACAATCGTTTTGGCGCGAAACCGTCATCCCTCGGTTGCCGAAGTTGGCCGACGTGCTCAACGAGCAACTCCTCGGACCGCTCAACTATGAGATTCAGTTCATGCCGGAACAACTCGACGTCATGCAAGCCGACGAAGCACAGCGCGCCGGGTCTTTGTTGCAGTTGACGCAAGCCGGCGTACCACTTCGGGCCGCGATGCAGATTCTTGGCTACGACAACATTGCCGACATCGTATTGCCCGGCGATCTTGCATCGCCTGAGTCAACGCCAGTCGAAGCGCCAACCGACGAAGGCACCGTCGCACCTGAGGGCATGACCGCGACGACCAAAGCCGTGGCCAATGAATGGGCGCTACTCTCAAAAAAAATCGAGCGCAGGATTAAGAGCGGACGAGACCCACGCACCTCGTTTGATTCTGCGTTGATTCCCGCTGACCACGTCGATGCCGTGATGGCGCATTGCTACAAAGGCATGACCGTTGCGGACGTGCACGACGTCATCCACGCGGTCAAGGCGCCGGTCGATGATATGACACCGGACGAACTGCGCATTTACAACCGCATCATCAAAGAGATGCGCAAGAAGGGCGAGCAATGGGCGCGCGACATCGTCAACGAGCGCAACCCCGAGACCTCACTGCGCGACGTCATCAAACCGGTCTTGGATTCGGAACTGGGCACGACGATGGGCAAGCGCATCGACCGGCTCGGGACGCAATTGAACATCCCAATGGATACCGGTGACCAGTCGCGGTATATCCAAGATTGGTTGCTTGACTACACGCCACGCGAGACCGCGAAGATTGACGAAACCACGGCGAACCGCATCAAGCCCATTATCGAGATGTTCCGCACGACGCCGGGGATGACGATACAAGACATCGAGGCGGCCGTGTTGCCACTGAGCGACCCGATGCGCGCCAAGATGATTGCTATCACCGAGACGACGCGGGCCGCATCGCAGGCAACGACGTCATACCAAGATTATCTACGTGAACGCGGCGTCAACATGGTACGCGTATGGAATACCGACGCTGACGAGTTGGTGTGTCCAATCTGCGCACCGCTCAACGGCAAGACCGAAGCGGACTGGGGCGCAGAGTATCCCGACGGCGCACCTGCGCACGTCAATTGTCGATGTGATACGACGCTGCGGTTGGTGCGCTGATGGCGAACAACATCACCGTCGAAATCCTCGGCCGCATTGGCGAGGCGCAGATTGGCGAATTGATACGCACCGTGACGCTGGGCTATGCGGTGTCGGTGCAAGGTCAGTTAAACGAAGACAAGCCACCGCCACCGGGCCCGGGCTCGATGAAGTTCAAGTCAGAGAAGCAACGGCGCTTCGTCATGGCGAACATCCGAAGCGGTGGCATCACGGTACCGTACAAACGCGGTACCGGGTCCACGCTGAAGGGCAGCGAAGCACTGAACAGGTCATACCGCATCGACCTGCAAGGTGACGAAGCAACCCTGACGAGTGCGGCGTCATACGCTCCGTACGTCGTTGGCGATCAGCAGGCGGATATACACAAAGGACGATGGAACACCGCAGCCAATGCGGTACAAACCATACAAAGCAACGGTACACTCGACGCGCTCGTGGCGCAAGCAATGGAGAAACTATGAGCACCAAGGCATCACGTCGGCATTCTGAGTCAGACATGGAAGCGCTTCGCATGGCCGCGCATCACAACCGCGAAACAATGAAGGCATTGCGGACCGTTGGCTACGACGGCATGAAACCAAAGAGCGCCACCAAGGCAATCGACGAGTCTGTGACAATTTCCGAGCGTCAAATCGCCATGTACGAAAACTACGAAGCCATCGTCGAGATGTACGGCGTCTTCGACAAGGGCATCGGCGCCAACGGTGCGCACTACATGGAAGCCGAAGGCAACCCATTCAAAGCCGAAGGCATGGCGTGCAAGAACTGCGTGTTCTACCTCGCCAACCGGTGCGAGATCGTCGATGGTGACATCGAAGAAGACGCACTGTGCAAACTGTGGATTATCCCCGAGTCTGCATTGGTTGTCGCTGAGGCCGTCGAAGAGATGGACGAAGAAGAGACCGAAGACATGGCCGAGGAAGTCGTCGCAGAAGCCGAAGCGATGGTCGAAGAGCCGGTCGAAGAAGTCGCGTCGATGCACGCAATGGACGACGAAGACAAAGCCCTTGACAACACCGCGACAATAAACAAAGAAGCGGTCAAGCGCTTTGCACGTCGCCTGCTGGGGGTCAAATGAAGTCAACACCACACGCAATCAAAGCCGTCGCACCGTTTACCCTGAAGGGTCGCGGTGTCGTGTACGGCGGCGAGGACCTGACCGGTGACCGATTCAGCAAAGATACCGACTTCGGCGGTTCGCGTCCCTTCGTTGGGATGCCGGTGTACTACGACCACGCACTCGGTGGCATTAAGTCACAGATTGGCGTCGTCAAAGTATGGACGCCGTCGGACGAAGGTATCGACGTGCAAATTGAACTTGACCGCCGGCACAAGTACGCAGCCGACGTGATGAAACTCGCCGAGCAGGGCGCGCTTGGTCTTAGTACCGGCGCATTGCCTCACCTCGTCGAGCGCGTCGATGGCGAAATCAAGCGCTGGGTCGTCGGTGAAATCTCATTGACGCCAACCCCAGCGGAGCCCCGCACCACAACCGAAGTCTCGACCAAGGGAACCACTGTGCGCACTGCGGCAGCGAACACCGGTCATGACGATATCAAAACCGCAGTACCTACAGAGGACACAGAACACACCATGGACAACATCAAAGACGCAGTCAAGGCCGCCATCAACGAACTCGCCGGCGAACCGGTGAACGGTGGCACGATTCACGCCGCTCCTGCAATGAAGAGCGCACCAGCCGCTGTCGAAGTGACCAACCCCTTCGACACCAACGAGTACCACCAGGCGTACAAGTCCTTCATGCGTGGCAATGACGATGCCAGCGTGATGAACACCTTGCACAACGCCAAGAAGGCAGCGTTCAAGACACTGACCGAAGCAACCAACAACGACGGCGGCTTCACGGTCCCAACGACCATCAACCGCGAGATTGTCGCACGCCGTGACGAACTTTCGTTCTTGGGTCAGATTGGCTTCACACGTGTACAAACGGAATCGTGGAAGCACATTATGCCTGCGCAGTCCGTCAAGGCTACCCCGGGGATTGTCGCCGAAGGTGTGACCGCAACAGCCAGCGAGCCAAACCTCGCCAACTCGAAGACCATTCAACTCTACAAAGACACCCTCGAATTCGCATTGTCGGATGAACTCATGGCCGACACTTCGTCGAACCTTGAGCAATTCCTGCAGAACGAAATCGCACGGGCGATGGCAGTCAGCGCTAACAACTACATCGTCAACGGTTCCGGCTCGTCACAGCCTTACGGCTTGTTGACCCGCGTCACCAACACCTTCGCATTCAGCGCAACGGCAATCACCAACGCGCAGATTGTCGGGCTCAGCACCGACGTTGCCGGCGAATACCTGACCAACGGCGAGACCGGCTTCATTATGCAGAACTCCACTTGGGGCGCATTGAAGACCCTCGACCTGACCAACTACAACCGCATCACGGACACCGTGAACGGTAACCGCACGGTCGAAGGTTGGCCGGTGATGTTGTCGGCACAGATTGCCGCAATTGGCACGACCAACAAGTCAGTCATCTTCGGCAACTACGCATACTACGCATTCGTAGAGCGTGCAAGCGGTGTGCAGATCGAGCGATGGCGCGACGTGCGCAAGGGCTTGACCTACATCGTCGCATCATGGCGCTACGGTGGCGACGTGACCCAAATCGAAGCCTTCTCGGTCGGCGTCCACGCTTAGTCAATCAGGGAGGTGTCAAGGAATCCTTGACACCTCCCTATAAACGGAGTCCCCACTATGAAGATTCAAATGTTATCGGGCATCGTATTCCGCGACGCAGAGACCAAAGCGTGCACACCGTACAGCGCTGGCGAAATCGTCGAAGTGAGCGAAGCGGAAGCCAAGCAACTCATCGCCGAAGGTTCAGCCGTTGCGTTGGAGAACGAAGCGCCAGTCGAGAAACCGAAGCGCACGACAAAGGTGGTCTAAGTGGCATACGCAACCGCTGCGGATTTGCGTGCGTACATCGGCGCAACCGCTACGACGGACGACACACAACTTGGCAACGCGGTGAGCCGTGCGCAGACCGAAATCGAACGACAGACGCACCGGCTCTTCGAGGCGGCCGCAGACACCACACGGTACTATACGCCGTTGTGGCGTCGTGATTATCTGGGCGACCTTGAGGACGACGGGCGTACCTTGTGGCTCGGTGCGGACCTGTGCGCCATCACATCGATAACCAACGGCAACGGTACCGCGGTCTCGTTGTCTGACGTCGTCATGGTCGATAAGAACATTACGCCATGGTACGCAATCCGGCTCAAAGACTCCGCAAACGTCGAATGGACATTCACCGGTTCGCCGGAGTATTCCATCAGTGTGGTCGGTCGCTTCGCATACTCAACGACGCCACCAGCGGACATCGTCAACGCGACGTTGATGCTTGGCGCGTATCTGTACCGACGCCGCGAAGGTGGCCCGGATACTGACCGCAACATCATCAGCGCAGACGGCGTGCTTATGGCGCCGGGACGATTCCCCAGCGACGTGACAACCATCATCAAGAAATACGTGAGGCACTCGTGACGTCACAACTCGACAGCATCCTTGACGCGGTCGAGGCAATGACCGTCAGCGGAGTGACGACGGTATACCGCGGTTCGTCGCTGAAGGACTCCGCAGAAATTGCGGACATCCCCATGCGAATCATCAGCGCAATCGGTATGAGTTCCGCACGTGTCCAAACAAAGACGCTCGGCGGGACTGGCCATGTGATGATGGCGGAGTGGACCATCACCGACCTCGCGTTGCTACGATCCGCAGGCATGGGCTTGGGATTGTCGGACATTGCGCCAAGTGTCGAGGCGTACCTCGGCGCGTACCACGACGCGGTGCGCTCGTTGTCGGCTCCGTCGTGGGCAGTGATTGACCTTCGATGTCGTGCGCAGGTCTTAGAGTTCCCAGCGGCATCGGGCCGCAATTATGACGCCGTCGTGGCGACCCTCGTGTTCCGTGAGATTAACCAATAGGAGACCTTAGACATGGCACAAACCACAGCAGCCGTTAACGGCGTCGCCTCAACGGTCAGCATCAAAGTTGCGTCCGGTTCGTACGTTGACATCAGCGGAGCCACGCAGAGCGTAGACGCCGCAACCGCAACGGTGATGAACTCCGACACCTACACGCTCGACGGGAGCGGTGCAATCATCCTCTTGGGCAAGTATGAGCCCGTTGATGTCACCGTCAACATCTTGTATACCGAAGTGCTGACCACGGAGCCGTTCATGGTTGCGCAGGCCGCCTTCGCAGCAAAGAGCGCCGTTCAAATCAAGTGGTTGCCGAAGGGCGCCGCCTCAGGTGCGAACACCATCGAGACCGCAGCCACGGGCTACATCACATCCATCGATTACCCAGCCGTTGACGCATCCTCAGCCGATGCGCTCATGGTTTCCTTCACTGTACGTTGCCCAGGCATCACGTACACTGACGTCGCATAGTAGGGCGTGCGGTCATGGTGGGGCGTGACCGCGTGCCAACATTTAGCCCCACCCATTTTTAATCAAGGAGACACCCCACATGTCACATGAATACACCGTCGACGATTCAAAGTTGACCATCGGCGACTTGGTCAAACTGCAGGCCGGCAAAGATGACCTCAGCGTCACCGTTGCAATCCTGCGCAAGTGCGTCACCGTCACCGAGGGAGACTTTGAAGACATTCCGGCAAAGCACTTCCCGGCAATCGTCAAAGCCGTCCTCGGTTCGTTGTCGCCATCACTGGGAAACTAAGAACGGCGCTCAGCGCGCACCTTTGGGTGGGCGAAGAGGCGCCGGTGGAATACATCCGGCTCGTTATGTGTCGCGACGTGTACCACTGCACACCGACGGAACTTGAGGCGGTCCCTTGGCGAGTCATCCAAGAAGACCTCACCATGATGCACGTTGAACGTCAGATACGCGAGCGAAGGAATAAGAAGTAATGGCCGAAGAGACCGTACTTATACGCTTTACGAGCGAAGACAACGCAAGTAAAACAACGAAGACCGTGAACGACGGGCTCGACGACGTCAGCACCAACGCTGGCAAAGCGGGCAAGTCGTTTTCTGGTATGGGCTCGGTGATGAGTGGCGTTCTGCAGGGCATCGGGCAAGGCATTGCAGGGTTCGCCATGCAGATGGGCACCAAAGCACTCGGAGCGGTCACTGACTTCGTCGGTGGCGCAATCGAAGAGGCATCTGCGTGGAACTCCGTGTATGCACAGACCGAAGCCGTCATCAAATCGACGGGAAGCGCGGCGGGGTTGACTGCGAAGGAGATGGCAGCGATGGCGGGCTCGATGAGTGCCGCGTCGGGTCAATCGTTGTTTAGCGACGACGCCATCCTTGGCGCGCAGAACGTTCTCGCGACGTTCACCAACATCAAGGGCGAGAACTTCGGACTCGCGACGCAGTCCATCCTCGACATGTCGCAAGCGCTGGGGATGGACCTCGACAGCGCCGCAATGCAAGTCGGTAAGGCACTGAACGACCCCATCGCGGGCTTGTCGGCACTGAGCCGAAGCGGTGTGCAATTCACCGCAGACCAAGAGGCGATGATTAAAGCCATGGTCGAAGCGGGGAACGTCGCCGGGGCCCAAGAAATTATGATGGCGGAACTGAACACGCAATTCGGCGGAAGCGCCGCGGCTGCGGTGGACACGTACGCAGGTCAGCAGGTCGTACTCAAAGAGAAATTCGCCGACATTCAGCAGACCCTCGGCGAAGCACTGATGCCCATCTTGATGCAGTTCGGTTCATTCATGGCCGACACCATCGTTCCCATCATTGCAAGCGTCGTCGAATCTTTGTCGGGGTGGATTACATCGATGAACGAAACCGGCACCACGTCGGGAGTCTTCGACACGATCCGCAACGCCATCGCAGGGATACCGGCGGTTATCGAGATGATGAACGGCGCGCTCGCCACGGTGCTCGTCTTCTTGCAACCACTGACCGACGCGGCGACGACCTTTGGGACCATCTTTCTCACCGCGATGACCAGCGCAGGCACGGCCATCATGGAATACTTGGCATCTCCTGCGGTGATGTCGTTCTTGGCGGGGCTCCAAACATTGCTGACCGCATTGGCCACAACGGTGCGTGACGTGCTTGTGTTGGCATTCCAAGGTGCGGCAATTGCTTGGTCGTTGCTCAGCCAAGCGTTCACCATTGCGTGGCCATATATTCAAACAGTACTCGACACGTTCTTCTCGTTGGTGACCACCGTAATGGGCGCGGTGACTGGCATTCTCACTGCGTTGTCGCAACTTGTGACCGGCGACTTCCAAGGCGCATGGACGACGTTGAAAGAGACCGTCGGCACTGCGTTGGAAGACCTATGGGCCTTCTTTGTTGAACTCGACAAAAACCTCAACACATTCTTCGATGAGATTACACCGAAGGCGTTGGAACTGGGGACGAACATCATCAACGGCATCGCCGCCGGTATCAAGAACGGCGCCGGAATCGTTGCGGACGCGGCGCGAGATGCGGCGTCGGCTGCATTCGATGCGGCGAAGAAGTTCCTCGGTATTGCATCGCCGTCAAAACTGATGCGCGATCAGATTGGCCTCAATTTCTCCAAGGGCATGGCGGAGGGAATCATGGACGGGATGCCTTCGGTCGTCGGAGCGGCAACCGATACCGCGGCCACTGCGGCCTCGACGGTGAACAACATCACGCTCACCGCCAACTACAGCAACGCACAAAGTGAGTCGTCACTCATCGCCGACGCACGCGCATGGATGATGACCATGAGGGAGGCGTAATGCAAGTAAAGTTTTTTCGCACCAATTACACTGGCACCTTCAATGTTGTCGGAGGTTTTTCGGGACCAGATATATTTTGGTCATACACTGTTTATCTCTCCGGCACCATTGGTTGGGGCTTGGCGCCATCGCATCGAATTACACAACGCGGACCGTTCCAAGAAGGCGACAGCGACATTGATTTTCGCCTAGACCCGCGCGTGTTGTCTTTGCCATTTGTCGGCGTGGCATCGTCGATAGATGAACATTTTCGATTGCGCAATGCTTTGTTAAACGTATTTAAGCCCGGTAACGATGACGCATCTTTACGATTAACGTATGATGATGCATTTAGCGGAACACAAGACCGCTATATCGACGTCAAAGTTATCGGCGGTCTCACCATGGACACCGACAGCAAAGACTTCAATGTGCGCGGTGTCATTCAACTGCGCGCCGCCGACCCGACGTGGTCGGGCGGTACAGAGTTTGAACAACAACTTTCCAGTTCAATCCTTGGTACACCAACGCCATACCCCAAACCATACCCCGTACCGTACGGAGCCGACAGTATCAGCAGGATTACCGAAATCATATATGGCGGAACATGGATGTCATACCCCGTAATCACTGCGGTCGGCCCGCTGACGGACCTTGTCATTACCGACGGACTCAATCACAGTATCAAGTTCACCACCCCAATACCTGCATCGACGTACGTCTCAATCAATCTCAAGTACAACTTTAAAACCGTCACCGATCAGGACGGCGTCAATCGCTTTTCATGGCTAAGCATTGACTCGGACATCACCAACTTTGCCTTGTTCCCTTCGCCATTTATCCTTGATGGTATCAACACCCTCAGCGTATCGGCAACGGGCACCGATGGCGGGTCATTGGTGACCATCAACTACGTACCGCGTTATATAGGAGTCTAAGCAATGGCAGAGCAATCTATTGGAATGGCGACGGGAACCGGTGCGGCGTTTGGTGACGGTAACGTTGGGAGCGGTTACGCATCATCGCGCATGACCGCAATGGAGACCAAGACACTCAGCGACGGCGTTCTTCAGGTTGGCGGTGAATTGGCTATGACCGGCGTCGGTACCGGTACGCTGACCATCGCAGACGGCGCCGCGGTTGTTGGCGGTTACTTCTACGAAAACACTTCGTCGGCCGGTATCGTTATCTCATCGCTGGCCAATGCGACGTACAACGTGGTGATTCTGCTGAACAACACCGCCGGCTCAATCACCGTATCACGGAGCGTCGCCGGCACGACCGTGACGACCTACTCCGTGCGTCTCGCCGTGGCAACCGCTGCGCAACTTGTCGGACAGACGTACATCACCATTGGCACGGTCCAAGTTGCCGGTATGGTCATTGCTGCATCGGGCATCGTGCACAACTATGCGATGTACGGAACAACCACGCAGTTACCCTACCAATCCTACGCAACGATGAGCGGTGGGACTGCCACACTGACCACGGCGAATACGTCGTACGACGTCACCGGCTACTCGTCGTCATCGGTCACCGGTGACAACATCTTCAGCGTCAACACGACAACCGGCGAAATCACCGTGCGCCGCATCGGCTTGTACTTAGTGAATGCGTACGGCAATTTCACGTCAGGCACCACCGGCAATCGTGTTTTGGCAATCACATTGAACGGTACGAATATTCAGTCCACACGTATGGCATCGTCAGGCGGATCAACGCACACCATGACGCAGACGTCGTTGATTGCCACCACGGCCGTAACGGACGTAATCAAAATAACCACCATTAGCAGTTTGGCTGCTCAATCATTCGCCAGCGGTGTCTTTACCATTAGTAGGGCTTAAGCAATGGCAGTACAGTACGTCATAAAACTGTACGACGATGGCGGGGTGCCGATTGGTATCGTTACCCCGATCGACATCGCCGTGGTGCACAAAGTCAACACGCCAAGCGTCGCGACGTTCTCGGTGAATCTCAACGCGCCGGTCGTCAAAGATTTGGACGCTGGCTACATCATCGAAATTGTACGCAGTGACGTCGATGCCGGTATACAGGCGTATACCGAGTTCACCGGCTTTATACGCTTCTGGGATCGTTCATACGGTCAGAATCCCATCATGAGCGTCACGGCAATCGATGCGAAGTGTATTTTGCAGTCTCGCATCGTCGCATGGTATCCGAACTTGCTCGGCGTCTCGTTCTTCAAAACTGCTACGTATCCAACGGCGTCGTCAATTCTCACGAATCTGTGGAACTACAACATTGGCAGTCTCGCCAACGGCAACCCACCAGTCATCACCGCTGACCTCACGCGTCGCTACGGCTCCAACCTTGGACGATGGACCGACGGACGAATCACGACGGCATCCAACGCCACCAACCTCGGCATCGGCGACGCCATCGAAGTATCGTGCAGCGGTGAAAATGTGTACGACACCATGGTCAAGGTTGCCGACATCGGCAGTCTCGACTTTACCGTCAATTTCAACCGCGCCACGCTGGGATACTCGTTTTTCTACGCTGACAACCTCGGTGCAAACCGTACGGCGAACGTCAAATTTAGTCAACAGAACAACACCGTCGGCAACCTCAGCAGGTCGACGAACATCATGAACTACGCGTCGTTGTACCATGCCGTCGGAAGCAAAGGGAAAGACAAAAACCCAATCCGCACGATCTACCCAACGACCGCACCGACCGGCGTCGCATTGCGCGAGGCATACGTGAAGGGCGCAGACCAAACCAACACGAATCAACTGCGCAACCTGTCCTACGCACGATTCCGTCGTCAGCGCTTCTTAATTCAGTCGTACGACATCGAGGTGTTGCAGTCGTCCACGTGGCGCTACGGTCGCGACTACTACCTCGGCGACTTGGTCAGCGTCGTCACCAACATCACCACGACCATCACGCGCAAAATCTTCGCCGTGTCGTTGTCGATGAACTCGCAAGGAGTTGAGGAGGTGCGCATTGACTTGGCTGCAAACTGACGAATCGCAACTCATGCGGGACCGAGTGAGCACGATTGAGCGCCGC